GCTACGCGATCCTGCATCTCTCGCTCCATGCGCAGATTTAAACGGACTTCATATTTTTTCATGTATTCGTCGATCATGTTATTTGCAGCTTGCCTGTGGCCTTATATCCCATCTGTTCAATACGCTCTATGCGTGCCTCCCACGATTTGACATTTTTGAACCACCAGCGCATTTCATAGTTATCATCTTGCTCCATACAGAAATCCTGAAACAGGGTGAATCCTAAATCGCGCATCTTGTCGCGCTTAAAGTTGCGGCCGTGATCGGGCAGTAGAATAAAGCTGCCCTGGCCCATGTCGTGGCGTCCACGCTTCCATGTGCGATCATCGTACGGGTGATGTCTGTTCATTGTGTTTGATTTGCCAGCGGTATGGTACCACTGTGGTTTTAGTAATGTGGCGCATCCAGGCGTTATAGTCGCTTGGCTTGCTAGTTGGCATAGCTGTGTGGCTGATGCCGTTGGGTTTTAGGTTATTTCTCATCTCAAAAGAGTTATTGTTCCATTCATATCCACCCACACGTCGCCTTTCTTTTGGCCACGCAGTTTCCAGTAATACACGCCATCGGGGACGTAATACAGGCCGTCGTAAGGCGAGTAGGGTAAAGGTTTTATCGTGTTGTTTCCGAGCCATTGCGCCCCTGGTGTATCCGTCTCCCATACTAGATGGCCCCATCTGTTAAATACCTGCATCTCATACCACAACCAGCACTCGCCCACAGTGTAAGCCCTAAACACGTCATTCTTCCCGTCGCCATTAGGCGTAAAGGCGTTGGGCACATAGATGATATCATCTTTGCATGGATCAGGCGTCCACGTTGGACGGATGTAGATAGGAGGTGGCCAGGGGCAGTAGGGGCCAAGGCTATAGATGATGATGTTGTTAGCGGGGTCCACATCGGGGTACGGCTCATTGGTTAGCCCCGAACCGCCATCAATTGTCATGCTATCATTGATTTGGTAGATAGCGATGACAACACACTCAACAAACCACGAACCTTCTTGAATGGCTGTGATCCAGCATTCAGCAGTGCCGCTGCCAAACAAGGGCACATCATTAAGTGCAAAGGTTATCGTGTCACCGCTTTGAAGTATGTTGTCATCGCCTTGTCCAATGTCGAAGCCTGGAAAGTTGAGAGGGAAAATAAGCTGTGCCCATGTCGTGCCCTGCACGCAGGGAAAGGGCGAATCAATAAGTGGCGGGTCAAAGGTGAGGCCTAGAAGGAACTCACCTACGCTGTCAGCCTCTGTAAGGCAGTGGCCGTCGTTTACTACAATTGTGACTTGTGTGCTAATCGGATCAAAGCCGAAAAGCTCCATGTCGCATTGTGCCCATACGGGAGCAATGATGAAAAGAGGTAAAAGTTGTGCAAGTCGCATGGCACAATTCTACGGCACAGGGTGCCGCGTGGTGCCGCGTGGTGCCGTTTAGTTATCAACACTTGGAAGTGGAAGGCCCCTAACAGGTAACACGAACCTATCAGGGGCCAGGAGAGGATAACCAAAACCAATCACTTACTCTCAAAGAATGAGATGCATAAAGGTAGGACACTGATACCACACAAACAAACTGCCTCCCAACTCATGCCGTTCGTCACAATATCGTAGCAGGCCGTGGAAGCAATCAACCCGCCAACGGTGCGCTTTGCTGACCAACGCCGTAAGTCTCCTTTTGTCTTAAACGCTTCTGTTAAATCGAAGTGTTTAAGGAATTGCAGGAAGTCAGTAAGTCCAGACGAGTGCGGCATTCTTTTCCCAATCTGTATCAATGTGAATGAAGTCCTCGCCTATTCCGATGCGGTCAAAGCCTGCCTCCAGCAATGCGGTGATCATGATAAAGCGATCGCGCGAACTGGTGCAGCTGATATCAGCAGCGCAGCCTGTAAGGTGTGCACTGTCCTTCTTGCCACCTACTTGTTGATTCCAATATTCCGTTCTGTAGCCACTCGTCACAACAAAAGGAATCCCTGCCACGTTTCGCGCCTCATCAAGCATCTCAAGAAAATCAATATCCATGAGGTTGCCCGTGCCTGGCTCGTCAGGTGAATCGAACTCTGAATAATTAAACCACCTCATGCGTCCTGGCGTTCCTTGCGAGCCTTCAACGCTCTCTCCACGTTCCACCACACTAACGTGAGGCCAGCTATAATCGCAATGGCGTCGTTCATGTATCCAACCATGACGCTGCCCACATACGATACATTGAGTAAATTTTGAATATGGCATTTAAGCTGGCTCATAATGGGTCTATCTTAATCCATCCATTCTTAATCATATACTCCTCATCTCGAATGGTGGCGGTAGGTGGTAAAATTGATTGAAAGGTGAAGGCGCGAAGTTGCCAAGCCATGGAGGTTAAGGCAAAACGTATCTCCTCCGTCAGTTCAGGAAAGAGTGCGGTCAATCGTTCCAATGTCGCTTGTTCATGAACGTAGATAATTTCTTTAGGACTTACAAGCAGGGCAGCATCGCCGTTTTGCGGATGCAGGACGACCCTCGCAAAGTTGTTGTGAGCTTCTTCGGGCGTCTGCAAAAGCAATGGCCGTTGAAGGTTGTATAGCTCGCGGCTGATGGCTCGCGCTCGCTGCTCGCTGGTCATAAATCCCTCAGCTAATATCAAAACGTAATCGGCCATCAGATTGAAAAATATGTGTCAATATCATTTACGATGCCAGTACGATCAGATGTGCTTTGTGGGCCATCCCATATGATAACTTCAGCTATCCGACCGTTCCAAAATGCCGATGGCGAAACGCTGTGGCTATTAGCTCCAACCGTGAAGCGTTCTGAACCATGGCGCAAATCTGCTCCAATGGATGTGCTTCCGTTGCTTACGTTATTGACAAAGGCTTCAACTTTGGCGTGCTCGCCACCAGCGCTGATGACGTAATCCGTGTTGTTAGCCACTGTGCTGCTGGCAGTGTTGTCTGCGTAATTCAATCCTGTGGTATCAAAAACAACGCATCGAGCTGTATTGGCTGCGCTGCCAGTTCTTAGGTATTGAGCAACCCTAGCGGTGCCACCAACATACGCATCGTCTTGGCAGAATATTTGCTCATTACCCACAATACCAGTCTTTACAGCTGAGGCACAAAAGAAACTACCTGAATGCAAATCGCCTGCGGACCTTTCTAGAAAGTCAACGGCGAATAACAATCCCACACGACTGCCTGAACCAACATTCGCAAATGAACTGCCATCGTAGATGACTGGTTGTGATCCAGTAGTTGTCTGTGTTAGATCAAGGCCATTGCCGCTTTGGTCTTTCCAGACTGACACTGTGCAGGCACTCCCTCCAGAAAAACTCACGATGGCTGCCACGTCAAGGTGCCCATTGGTGTCGTAACCAACATCTAACTGGACGCCGTCTGACGCTCTTCTGACGCGCATCAATGAGCCGCTGTAAGTGTTGGTCAAACGTCGTGTGCTGTACGCTGCCGTGGCTCCTGTATATGTGTCAAGGATGCCCACAAATGATGGCGTTTCTTTGTAAGTAATCATAAACGTATAGGCTCCATGGTCAGTGGTCTTGCTCATGTGCCTCCTGCACTGTTCAATGACTCTCTCCAATGACCAGTTAGCCAATACTGTAAAGGGCGAAGACCAACCGCTCTCATCGTGTTGATGCAAACCAGCAGGTTCGTAGTAAACGGTGCGCTGTATCACGTAGCCTGACGCTGGTGTCTCGCCTTGGTGATCAATGTATTTTCCTTGGCCGTCATTCGTCAATGTCCAATACATCTCCTTGGTCTCGCCAGCTCCAATTACGCTTGACCAATTCTCAGCGAAGTTCACCGTCGCGTTGGTATTGTAACTAAGCATGATGTTGTCGGGACGTCCTGTCCCTGTTCCCTGAGTTCCGCCTGTCGGGTCTCGTGGTGTGTTTCCGCTGTCGTCCACTGCTGTTGTAATGTCTATAGCGTTGCGTCCTAACTTTCTTAGCGTCACGTCCATCTCGCAGAGTGAGCTGCGCAAAGTCCAGGTCAGCGCACTGTAATAGTTGCCTGTGTCGTTATCGTAGAAACGCGCAAATGGTTTGCTTGGCAACGCGCTTGCTCCTCGCAGTACAATACTCCCGCGTTCCAACAATCGTGACTTATAGTGAGCTGCCAGCGTCTCTTCAACTGACATGACGTTGATGTTCCGCTCCGTACTATCAGCCTGGTTAACCCAATTGTCATTAGCAACCCATGTACCTAATGATACTTCAACCTCTATACCACCCATCGCGGCTGGCAGATCTCCTATGTGTGTGGTGCCTTGGTTTATGGCGCCACGTCCATAGGTGCTGGTAGAGACGTAATCGAAATTAGGTAAGGCGGCAAGGCCATCCGTGTTGTAAAAAGCCACCAAACAAGTCAGAAACTTCCTATTGGTGTTTGCCAATAGAGCTGTACTAGATGCACCATAGGAATCATATACCAGGATCGCAGCACTAAATTGAAGCTCGTCTTGTTCCGTGGCTGGTGGTGGTATGTTGATGCTAAATGGCAAGTATCTAGATCCTGCCACATTGAGGTCGTAGTACCACGCATCGTTGTCTGATGGATGATAGTAGTAGAAACCTGCTGAGCTTTGATATCCTACGTTCTCCTCATTTAAGGGTGCGTAATCAAAGGTTTCAGCATCGAAGTATTGGCTATTGATTCTACCAGCTGGGTTCGGGACTAGCTCGTTTGTGTAGTAAGTGGAAGTAACTCCTGACAAAAAGTTCATCTTAAGGCGCAGCACAAAGCGCCCACAACGATCGCTAGTAGTTACACTGCTTGACGTGTTGTTCACGTAAACATTGCCTGATATGGTATAGCCTGACCCATCAGGCAAAGTATCTGCGCCTAGAATGACAATATCTGGGACTGTTTCGGTGACTATGTTGTCGACGTTGTAGGCGGCAAGGAAGATTGACCCATCGTTAGTATCGCGTGTCATCCTAACCTCATTGATTTGAGGTGTAAAGGTCTGCGTCCACTCCCGTCCTTTCTGCCTGATGTTGCCAGCGCTGTTCACTTGAAAATCGTAGCTGGCATTCAGATAATCCGTGACGTAGCTGTATAAGCTTTTACGCCTTTTGTAACCAACGATAACCTGATCAGATAGGTGAACAGGAACAAAACGCCATTCCAGGCCGTAGCTGTACAGGCGCCATTCATAGGTCAAACAAATAGACTGCAGTAGATCGTAAGTGCTGATGTACTCCGTTTCATCCTGATTATTCGTTTGTGACCATGCAAGGGCATTTAGTCTATTACGTCGCGGCTGTTGGTAAGACGTTCCAGCTGGATGAGCGAGCAAGCTGTAATATTGATCGTCTGTGTTGTAGACATCATCAGCGGCATAAAGGATGTAATCGTTGCCATCAGTTTGGGAATCGAAGTAATCCCACAGCACCCATTTCTGCATAATCTCATCCATGAGATCATCAAACACAGTATAGTAACCTGTGTAAGCTGTGCCTGCATCGTTAAAGGGTACGTTTTTTAGTAGTGACAGACAATCAGTCGCCGTGATAGTCATGGTCCTTGCTTCACTGCCTTCAGTCGTAGTGACCTCATCGGTGAGAATTGAACCAATCCAAATAACTTGGCTGTCCCTGCTTAGCTCAAATATCCAATCGCCATCTTGAGCATCTTGCAGGTTCGTGATCAGTGTATCTAACTCACTATTCAATGAGGTTGGCCATATGGTTTCAACCTTACAACGCGAGTGCACGATGCCTGGCATCGCAATAGTATCATCCTCCGCCTCATAAGTCAAGACAGCACCGTCGAGTCCAACATAAAACTCGTCCGTAGTATCTGTTCCTGAAACATTGTGGATGATGCGCACCTCATAGCTTTCGGCATTTAGGCTCTCGTAATATCCTCTGACGTAGATGTAGCTCATGCGTAACGATTGCGGCTGGTGCCTGTGCGTGCGTTGGACAAGAAAATATCATTTCCGCTGATGCGCCCAAACACTTCTACTTGACTTCCACCCATCATATCCTTCAATTTACTCAATGGCGCGATCACTTCAGGGTCAATTTTAGCCCCTTGGTTATCTCCCACGATTGCCTGTGTCGGACCGTAGGCCAAGCCGCCTTGTGCAAGTGCTGGAGCCTCTAACGTCTTGGCTTTGCTCGCCAGGATTGCACCCGCCGCCACAAACGCCACACCTGCTGCAGCTGCTGCCACAGGATTTTTAAACAGGAGCTTTTTAAATGCAATCATAGCAACGGCCTGCTGGATCAAAGCTTTGCCAATCTCCTGTAACAGGTTGGCCAAATTTTGAAGCGCTACCCCCATGAGGTTTACACTTTGCGCTCCCTCTGAAATGATTTGGCCAATGGCGTTGCCCATGTCATACAGCAAACTCCCCGCCGCGTTTTTAACTGCAGCTTCAATATCATTCATCGCCTGCGCAGTGGCGGCACGCATTTTTTCTAGTTTGGCCAGGAAGGTACTAGGGTCAAAGTCTAAATCATCTTCAAAATCATCTACGACATCCAAATCTGCAATTTCTCCTAATACCAAAGGCTTTGTGGATGCCGTTGGCACAACCTTAACTTCAACAGGGTTGCTGTCTGCAGTGTCGCTAAACCAATCAAACAAAGATTGAAAACGATCCATGGCGCCATCCATGTCTTCCTCCGTTACCAGCTCCAGCGGTTCTTTTGTCTTGGCATCGTTTACAGCATCGACAAAATCACTGGCGATATCTGTCCCCAAATCAATAAAGCCATTCTTGATATCCGCGAAGCCTTCTTGTAAGACATCCCACGCTGCACCAAACCCGTCCGTGAATGCAGTCTTAATGGCTTTAAACAACAAACCAAATGAATCTATGACGCCCATGATTAGCTGTTTGGCAATCTTGAACGTTGAGACAAACGCAGTTTTTAGAATGGCAATGGCAACGCGCAGCGCCTCATTTTCATTGTATAGCTCAATAAAGAAATTAATGACGTTCATGAGCGGCACTTTCACGTCATCCCAAAAGTAATAGATGGCCGCTGCGATTGCAGCAATGGCAAGGATAGCAATACCAATCGGGCCTGTCATGGCTGTAAACGCTTGACCTAGAAGCGGCCCAATAGTTTTTGCAACCGTTGCTAATTGAGGCAAAATAACCAAGACAGGACCAATGGCCGCTACAATTGCCCCAGCTGCTACGATAAAGGTTTTTGTGTTGTCAGAAAGTCCCTGAAAGCCTTTAATTACTTTGCGCACAAATCCTAGTAGCGGCTTTAAAGCCTTCATAATAACGCCCCCTATCTGCTCTTGTAGATCGCCGAACTCATTTGCAAGTTGAGTGATACCTCCATCAGCTTCTGCTGCAGCTTCAGCCGAACCGCCGTATTGCTTTTCAAGCTCGTCAAGAATCAGCGTTTGCGCACCAGCGAGGTCGTTCATTTCGACCATGCTGTTAATCAGTTCCTTTTGCTCTGAGCTAAACTGAATGCCTGAACGTGACAACGCTGATAGGTTGGCCACTGGATCATTCAGGGCTTTGCCTAGTTGAATGCTTGCCCCTTTTAGATCGCCGTCCAAACGTGTAGCCAAATCCAAAGCCGCTTTCTGCGTTCGGTCAAACTGTTCTCCACTGATATTGGTGAAGGTCAACAGTTGTGATGTGGCATTTTTTAAAATTTCCTCATCCCCAAACAAAGTCTTGCTTTGCAAGTTGCTCGCCATCTGCTGCAACTGCTTGCTGGTGTAGCCAACCTGATTGCCTGTAGACTTCAAACCTGCCTCAACTTGGGCAATTGCTTTCTGCTGTTCACGGAAAGCGTTTACACCCTGAGTGGCCATCATAGCCATTGGCGCTGTTACAGCTGCACTCAATCCCACGCCAAGGCGCTGAATATTGCCAAAAGTATTAGACGCACCCTTGCGAATGTCGCCCATCTTTTTATTAAAATCCGTAGTGTTAGCCCCTACGTTGACTATGAGATCACCTAGTTTCGCCATCTTTTTTTGCTAGTGCCTTTAGTTGCGCCCAACCAGTAGCAGATTTGCGTTTTGTTTTTTCCTCCCACGGAAAGACGGCAAGATCCTTTGGTTTTATCTGCACGCCTTTCTTTGTATGAACATTAAGCAACAACGCAGTTTGCCACCGTGTACGTTCCCACGAACTGCGATCATTCAGCTCCTGATACTTGTAACGCCCGCGAACTGCGTTGCCAAACTCCCGAAAAGTGAAGTCATAGAGTGAATCAGGGGTGAGGCCCAAAAGCCCCAACCCCAATTCCTCTATTTCATCCCATTCAAGTGGGGTTGAGTCTCCGTCTCGGTTTTTTTTTCACCGCCTGGATTCATGGAGGCCTCAATTACCTTCACAACATTTTGAAGCTCAGACACATCAATCAACCCTAGAAAATCGTCAACAGACATCTTAAACTGCATGTTCTGACGCCTACAACCTTCCTTCACGAAATAGTACAACAGCTCAGGCATAAGTACAACGTCCTGGCCATCGAGCTGCGATACCTTTTGGCCTGTCTTATTTTCGAATTCACGCCAAGCTCGCATTGAAGCCCGCACGGGAAAGGTCTGATTGTCTAGGGTAATTGTCATGGGTTACACGTGGTCCTGGAAGGTGATTGAGCTGACACACTCAAGGGTACAAGTATAAGAGGCATTGTCTTCTGTTCCTGCGCTCAACTCCAGTGAGGTGATATAGGCTTCAAAAACAATTTCCTTATCTCCTGCCTCCTCGCTGTCAGTGGTGAAGTCGTAAGATACAACCTTCACATCTTGCTTCGTTCCAGTGAGAAAATCCGCCATGAGTTCATCATAGCCATTCGTAGCGTCGCCAGCGTAGAATGCAGTAAAATTCACTGACAAAGATTTCAAACCAGGAAGCAAAGCGCGGTAGCCGCCATTGTTCTTGGTTGTTGTGTCGCGCGTATCAGTTGAAACGCTGACGCTCAAATCTGTCACGTGATCAGCAACAACGGGAGTGCCGCCGTCGCTGTCAAACATCACGGTGTACTGTGAGCCATTAAAAATGCCTGTAGTAGCCATTGTTTTTAGTTGTTAGGGGTTTTTTTTCTGTCTGCGACGATCAGGTTAATGAGCACATCAAAATACCCAAAAACCACATTATCTCGCTCGGTTGGTGTGAGGTTCACAATAACTTTAATCAAGGCGAGCAACGCGATTGCGATTTCACCCCAATTTTCTTGAATGAAAACAAAAATATCCATTATCTATTAATTCTAAATGTGTAGTCTTGAACTGAAGCGTAGACTTTCCTGTCAGGGCTTACCTCCGTCACCTCATTGTCGTAAGTGATTGACTGGACGTCAATGCTTCCCTCACTTACACTTACTGAAATATTCTTGCGATCTAGGGCCGCGCGAACTTTGTCAGCTAAATCGTTTGCATCACTGTAGTTGTTATCTACGCTGAAAATCTCCACCTGTGCCTCATCAACTGGCGTGCTGCGTTTGTTGTTGCTTGGCTGGTTGCTGCGTACAGAATAGACGATATAAGGCAATGCAACGCCTTCAGGGGCTATCTCAGGATATACGCGGCCTGAAATAAGCGCCTGAACCGCTCCGTTGCTTGTGAGCAATGAATGAATGGCGAGACCTACTTTCATTTCATATAGCGTGAGAACTCCTTTTTCATCTTCTGATCATACATGCTGCGCATCCCGCTTTCAACAGCTCGCATGCTCCTAGCAAAAACGCCTGTGTTCACTGTGGTTTTTTTGCGTCCAAAGCTGTCTCCGCCTTCTACGATGTGAGCGAACCACCCATCAGCGTTTTCACGTGTATTGCGCTTGCCTAGGGCATTTGTCCGTGGGCCACCTACAACCCATGTGCCGCCCCTTGATGGCATCCACGTTCCCACGCTTCGCTTCATCTGTCCCTTCTGCACCACAAGGCGCGAACCTCGGCGTTGCACAATAATATCACGCGGAAAGGATTTGATATTCGACTTGGCCGTTTTGACGTACAACTTGGCCACCTCTCGATTGATACGACGAAGGTTTTTTTTGTCGTCTTTGCTCCAATTCGCTGCTCTACTCAGACGCTTTTCAAAGTCTTTTTTTCCAACTATCTCCATCACTCTGAAATTACGCGTTCAGTGATGAAGTGGAGCGAATCGTTGCGGCCAACCTCCTGAATAGCTAGGATGTTGTAGATGTCAGACCCGTAGCGGATCGTGTATTTGGGCGTAACAGCTCGCGTGGTGCTGGAGCTACGCACGCGCCAGGTAACGGTGTTTTTTGTCGTTTCCTGCTCCATGATCACTGCATTGCTTGCGCCTTTATTGTCCAAGGCAGCCCACACGGTAGCGTAATCAACACCAGTGCCGTACACCTCCCCGTAGGAGTTAGCTACGTTACTTGGCGCAACAAACGTGATGCGACGATCTAGGAAGCCGATGTTCATTGCCGCGTATCAATGATGCGCTCAGTGTTGAGCAGTGAGTGAACGCCCAGGGGAATAGTGGTGGCCGTTGGCCCTGTAATCACTGCACGTCTGTTCTCATACCAATGAGCTACGAGCATGCGCACCGCGTGCTTAATGCTGTTTGAGGGTTGACCTCCAACGGATGCGGTAATGCGAATGGGCAGCGCATTGTAATCCTCCAGGTCAGGAGTATCATGAAAAAAGATAAGGCAAGTATCATCCTTGTGATTTTGGACGTAATACTTAGACGTGTCCAACGTCTGCAAAGTCCCTGAGGTATCGTTGTACGTCACGCTCGTAATGCTTACCACAGGGCCGTAGGCCAAGGCTGCTGGCCGCCATCTTTCTAGATAAAAGATAGCGCTTGCCGCCGTACCAATGTGGCGGTTGGTATAGTCGCTCACATGAGACACAGCCGCGTCAAGCAACGCCGTAATGGTCGTATCCTCGTCGCTGTGATCAACGCGCAGAAACTCCTTCATGTTCGCCAGGGAAATGACGTCCGTGCCGCTTGCTGGCGTAGGTGTTGTTACGTTCATGTGAGAGAAAAAAAAGGAAGCCTAGCCCTATTGCCAGGCTTCCAAGTTTAGTTGTTATCAGCTAAAGTTCGTCAACTTTGACAATGCACCGCCTTGGCGCACTGCCGTGTCGTAGAACTTGTTAACGTGCAAAGCAATCTGAGCAGTGCCAGCGTTGCTGTATGGATCCACCAAAAGGTCGATACCACCAAAGAACGCGAGCAACATACCAGCAGCGTAGTCACCGAACAACAAGGTACCTGGCGTGCCTACTCCTGCAGAGTCTGCAACGTTAGGCGTGAAGTACGTTGTAAATCCGTCGATGCTGTTGCCCTCGACAACGGCACGGATATTAGCAACGGCAGCTTCTCCTTTAATGATGCTCATTGCTGAAGGTGAACCAACAAACGCGCAGCGTGACAAGTCACCGCCTGCCGCCAACACATCTTTCTCAGCATCGGTCAACGCAGCGTATGTCAACGCACCCGTAACATCCTCGCCACCTACAGCACCTGCAACAGCAGCAGCAAAGACAGCTTTATCAATCGTCTCGTTGATACCTGCAGCCAGTTCGTTTGCAATCAAAGCATCAACCTGTGAGCCGCCTTGCAGGATAAGCTGCTTAGACCACAAAGTTTTAGCTGCGACACGATTTGGCGTCAAGGTCACGTCATCCATTTCCAAACCTGAGTTCGCATCTGTTGAAACTTCTGTTTCTGCAGTACCTGAAGCCTTAGCGCTTACACGTGGGAACTGGAGGTTAGCGGTTGCGTTGTTGATGGTCGTTACACCAACGCGCTCTGCCATTGTCGGCGTACGCAATGCTGCGATGGCGCCTGGCACCAACGTAGCCACAAAACCTGAGCCATCACCTGAACCAGCTTGAAAATCATCAGCTGCACCAGCACGGAACAAAGCGTTTGCAGGAATTCCGATTTGACCTGACATATTCAAGCCGCGTGACTGGAATTCGCGTGAGGCTTCCTGTGCCCATTCAGCTTCTGCGCCTTCCAGCGACTTGCCAAAGGATGCAGCTTCTACAGCACGGGCCAAGCTGAAAGACTTGTTGATACGGTTCACTTCCTTTGCCTCGGTGATTGACGTAGATCCCATTTGGGCTTGACGTGCAATCATGTCCTCATGGGCTTGGCGACGTGAAATTTTGCCGTCCAAACGCTCAACCTCGCGCTTGCAGAGGTCAGCTTCTTCTTGTTCGTTGTTGGTCCAGTCGCGGTTTTCAGTTTCAGCGACGTTAACCAATTCTTCGAAACGGTCTGCGTGCTTGGCACGAACCGCCTTCATCTCATTGAGATTCATTGTAGTTGGGGTTGTAGTAGTTTCTTTAATTGTATCTGTGTCAGGCATTGGCGCTTCGGCTGCCTGTTCAACTTCAGGCTGTAGATCACGGGCCTGGACCGTGGCGGCTGCATAAGCTGGATAGGTCACAGGGGACACATCCAACAGTTGCCGCACTTTGTCAACGCTTCGCACAGTGCGCTCCTCATTCCAGCTCTGCTTGTCAATGGTGAAAGCAAAACTAGACTGTGAGATATCACCCCGCTTCACGCTTTCGTAGAAGTCTTTGGCGTACTGCTGTGCGCCTAGCTTCACACGATACTTGAGACCACGCTCGTCTTGGCTCAACTCCAACGTTCCGTTGGTGGTACGTCCCAACACTAGGTTAGGGTCATGGTTGATGAGCGCACGCACGTCGTTTGACATTACGTCGTCAAACGCGCCTGGCTTAATTACTTCACGGAAGTGGCCGAGATCCGTCTCCGAATTGAAAACGGCCGCGTAGCCTTCCAAAATCATTTCCTCGCCGTCAGCCTCGCGCACCTCAATGGTGCCCATCGTCCGCTTCTCGGCGTCTTTATACTGTTGGTCCTGCGTCATTGCTAGATACTTTGTCGCTGTATTCGCCTAGACGATCTAGGGCGATTTGATTAATCTGAACTGTGTGAACGTCACCGCCTTCAACAGGGTTCATCTGCTCCTTGGCTCGCACCTCATTAATACTCATGTAGCCGTTTTGTAGTGCCTGCTGATAGTAGTTGCCACGCGCCGCCATATCACCTCGGTACAAGTCGTTAAGATTGAAGCGAGCGTAGATGTCAGGACGTTCGAACGACTGAATGAGCTTGCGGTCAATCTCCTGCTCAATGCGCTTTGTCCAGGGCACGATCGTGTGACGTGCAAACATCAGGTTCTGCTGCTCCACGTTGTTGAAAGTCGTCTGCGATGGGAGCTGAACCAATGACGGTGGCACGCTGTAGATGCGGCAAATCTCCTCCGCCTGAAACTTGCGCGTCTCAATAAACTGCGCTTCATCAGGCGTGATTGTAATACGTTGGTATTTGAAGCCAAAAGGCAACAGCTTAGTACCAGCGTTCATGGCGCTTTGGTTCCAGCTGTTCTGAATCACGTCCATCTGTTCTTTGCGCAGTGGCTGATCACTGGCTAGCACACCCGTCATTTGCCCTTTTTGCCCGAAATATTCGCTTCCAAAATCTTGCGCGGCCTTGGCCAGCCCCATATTTTCACGATGCAAGCGAATTGGCGACATGCGCAACAGGTTGCAAACCTCAAGCATGTTTTCGGGCATTACTACCCCGTAATCACGGACATTGTAGAACCGCTCGCCGTTCATCTCCTTAATATCGACGTCGTGGTAATGTACTGGAATCAGCTTCGTGCCGTAGCCTCGATTATTGCGCTCGATGATGGCGAAACCGCATCCGTACATCAGGGCAGAAGTAACAATTGTCTCCCAAAACTCGTAAGCGGTGGTGTCCTCGTTGGGGTTATTTACTAGCTGGTACGCTGGGTGCATGTTGGCGACGTCAACGCGATCACCATTTTTCACGTAAATCTCAAGGCCCAATGCAGATACAGTGCTTGCAATTTTGTTGATGCAGGCGTAGACAGTGCTAATCGCCAGTGCTCCTTGCTCAGTTACGTTGACTCCCGAACGCACCCAACCGTTAATACCTAAATCGGCTTCAAGGTTTGAGCTGTCATACTTGCCCACGCGGTATCTAAACAACGAACGTAGACGGTCTGCAAGTGTGGCCATACTTTGCGGTTAGGGTAAAGAATATAAGAAATAAACCATTACAAGTCAAGAATTTCCAGCATAATATCATCCTGCCCTAACGTGTGGCAATATTCGTTCATGGCGATGATCGAGGCAATAACGCCATCAACTTTTTTATTCTCCTGGCGCTCCTTCGTAACGCGCTTGTTTTCGTTGACGTCGGTGTACACCACAGCGCATCCCATCTGCCATCTCAAGCAACGGTTGCCGCCGTGGATTATCTCGCCCTTCATCGCGGCCATTTCGAACTCTTTTGTGGGTCCGTTCATGGTGGTGATGTTCTGCGCCATCGGTGCCATCATCACGTTGTCCGCCTCAAGCTCGCTGACGATGTAGGTGGAAAATCGCGGGTCATATCCAATGCTTCTGACGTCGTAATTGGCGCATTGATCAAGAATGTATTGTTTTACGATTCTGTAATCTGTGACGTTGCCTGGTGTGATCGTGATGTCTCCCTCATTTTCGAACGCTATGTAATCAACGCCTGCGCTCAACTTCTTGGTGTAGGCTTTTTCGCTATTGACAAACTGATGCACCAGGAGATAAAAACAACTGTGCTCATCGTCGCGGAAAAGAAGGGCGAACGCAGTAAGGTCCTGTGTAGAAGCCAAGTCCAATCCGCCATAACAAGGCAAGTAAGAAAGTCGTTCATGGGGTATGGGTTTGCTGCCCTTCATCCAAACGTCGTCAGGAATCCAGGCCGTTTCTGCTGATGTCCAAATATTTAGATGCAGGCGCAGAAAGGAGTTGACCATAGAAGGATTGGCCTTGGCGTTTTGCACCGCCTGCTCAAAATAGCTTTTGTGGCATATGCTGCCGTAGCCAGGGTTGGCCTTCTTCCACGTCTCCTCCTCAGTCCAGTCGTCGTTGATGTCAGCAGCATACAACACCGGCAAAAATGTAGGATCATTGATGATGCCATCTTTGACTTGCTGCGCGTATTCGTGAACCTCGTAACAGATGCTGGCCCTGTCGTGGCCCGCCGTAGTCAATGCCATGATTAGTGGCTGGCGTCGTGCGCCTGTCGATGTCGTTAACACGTCCCACAGATCGCGGTTTGGTTGTGTGTGCAGCTCGTCGAAAATCACAGCATGACAGTTCAACCCGTGCTTGGTGTAAGCCTCGGCGCTGATAGACTTGTACCAACTCGATTTGTAGTGGACAACGTTACGCAACACCTTAGCTCGTCCGCGTAGGTGGTCGTTGTTGCTGATCATCTC